CGCTCCCAAGCGTTCTCGACAGCGACCAGCTCGGCGTCCGTGACGTTGTACTGAGCCTTGATCGCCTGCCGCTCGGACTCGAGCGCCGCCTGCTCCTGTGCGAGATTGCGGCCGAACTCCTCCTGCTCGCGCCGCGCCTCGCGCTCGTTCATCTGCCGCTCGAACGCCGACTGCCGCTCGTACTCGCCGATGACGATCCGCGCCATGCGGACGGCTTCGATGCTCGAATCGGGATCGGCGAGCAGTGCTCGAGCGTCGACGATGTGCTCGGGCTCGGATGGCGTGGCCGCAGTCGCGGGCGGTGGCGGGGCGACGCGAGAGGCCACCGCGTCCGCGATGCGTTCGATGGGATCCGCCGGGGCCGGCGTGGCCGGCGGCGTCATCTCGAATCCCGGCATCGGCTGCGGAGGCGGCAGCACGGGCGCGGCGACGGCCGGAGCCGGCTGCGGAGCGGGCGTACCCGGAACCGCAGGATCGGCCACCGCGCCATCGGCGGCCGGCGCGGCCGCGCGCGGAACCGCGGTATCGGGGTTGCCGGAGCGACCCTCTGACGCCATGTTCACGAAGAACTGATCCTCCGGGCTGATTGGGGGTCCAAGGCCCATCACATTCCTCCGAACTTGTTGACGACGCCGGGCTTCGGCGACGTCCCGTAGGGCGACTCGGGGCCGTGCTGGACGCTCGGACCGAATCCGCCCGCTGCCATCTTCGACCGAACCGCCGCGGCGCGCGGGACGCCCGGCTGTCCACCCGGAGCTCCAGCGGCCCCGGCCATGCCCTGAGCGAGCGTCTGGAGGAACTGAAGGTGCTGCGAGATGCGCTCCTGCTCCGGCGGGTCGATCACGCCGTCCTGCCCGATGATCGCCTCGGCGTGCGTGTAGCAGTCGTCGAGCGTCAACATCTGCGGCGAGTCGGGAGGCGCTGGCGCCATTCCAGGCACCGTCTCCGTGGCCGGCGGGATCATACTCATGCGTTCCTCCCGTGTGAGACTTTCTGTCTCACTGAGTCAATGTGTCCCACTCTATCGCCGAACAAGGTGTCGTACAAGAGCGGCCTCGCGCGCTGACTTCCGCCGCGCTCGTCCGCCCGACGACTTGTTCTTGCTGCGGCGCATCTGCTCCGCGCGGCGCGCTGCGATCCCTCCGCGCTCGGCCACCTTCGGCGGCTCAGGAAGCGGCGGCCGCTGGCTCTTGAGCATCGCCACCTCCGCTGGCCGGCGGACCACCACCGTTCCCCGGCGGTTTCCCGCCGTTCGCCGCCGCCTTCGCCTTCGCCTCGGCCTCGATCTGCGCCTTCATCAGGTCCATCTGCATCATCCGCTGCACGACGTTCGGCCAGTCCGGGTACTCGATCCGCTGGAGCACTTCCTGCCGGTCGATGATCCCGAGCTGGTACAGCGTCAGCGCGTCGTTCTTGATCTTCTCGAGCGCGTCCAGGTCGTTCTCGTCCGCCGGGAAGCTGAACGTGTACTCGCCGGCGAGGTCGTCGCGGCCGACGTTCATCCACGTCCCGTCGGTGGCGCGGAACGCGATCGGCGCGATCAGCTTCGCGCGCATGATCTTGAGCGCCTTGAGCGTCAGCTCGGCCCATGCGTTGTTGGCCTCGGGCATCTTCGACTGGATCCGCGTCGCCGCGGCGCCCTGCAACTCGCTCAGGGCGATCCCCGTTTCGATCCCCTCGGGCCGGATACCCTGCAACGCCTCGTGGACGCCAGACACGATCTCCATGTCGTGACGCTCGGCGGCCAACTGCTCGAACTGCTGACTACCGGGGCCGCTGTACTCCAGCCACTCGATCGTCGCGCCCTTGTTCGGCTCGAGCACGTCCCCCGCGTCGACCGTGCGGCGCGAGTAGTTGATCCCGCTGCCCTTGTCGGAGCGCAGCACCGGAGAACACGCGATGCGGAGCGACCGCCGCAGCATGTTCTTGCCCTCGTTGATCGACCGATTGAGCGAGGCGATCTGCTCTACCTCGCCGATCCCTTCGATCTTCCCCTCGTGACGAACGTAGTAGTCGATGACGAACGGAAGTCCGCCGAAGCACTCGTCGATGGGAGCCTGCGCGAGCAGCCCGTTCGGAACGGCGAAGTAGCTGCGCCACCCGCTCGGACACGCCGGCTGCTGGTGAACGAACCAGTCGGGGTAGCTCAGTGCATCCGGGTCGTCCTCGATCGGAGACTGGAAGTAGACCTGTCCCGGCGTGCGCCACGTCTGCTGAGTGCTGTCGTGCACCACGAACTGCCAGAAGAACGTCGTGTCGGAACCGCGCAGGCCCGAGGATGCCGTCTCCGGGCTCAACTGCGATCCGCCCGTCGGCTGCGGGTTCGATCGGAACGGCGGCGTCGACGCCTCGTTCGTGATCGACGGCACGTTGTAGTTCCTGATCCACTGCGTCTGGTGCAGCACCTCGTCGATCTTCCGTGTCACTTCCCATCCCGGCGACGTGTAGTTGTCGGGGACGATCTTCGCCGCCTGGTCGGGGAACATCTGCCGCAGGCGCGCGGTCGGGATGGGGGCGCCGAAGATGAAGTACTCGCAGCCGGGGATGTCGCGAGCACTCGCGTCCCAATAGAAGTCCCACGGGCTCCAGTTCGACACGAACGGCATCCCGGTCTTGGGGTCGATCGTCAGGAGCAAGATCGTGTAGCCGTACTTCGTCTTGACCCTGTTCCCGAGCGAGCGCGTCATCCATGCGCGCTGGCGCGTCTGCCACCAATGCGCCGTCTCGCGGATCGCCTTGACGCGCTGCGCGTCCATTGGCTGCGTCGGCTCGACGCGCGGCATCGCGCGCGCCTTGTTCATCACGCCGGCGACCGTCTCGACGTTCGAGTAGCAGTAGTTCGTGACGATCAGCCGATCGTTCGCCTGGGCGTCGCGGTAGTGCTGGCCGCGGTACAGCCGCTCGATCCGCGCGAGGCGCTGGTGGTCGAGCTTCTTCGCCTCGCGCGACTTCACCCACATCGACCCGAGGAAGCGCATGATCGACTTCTCGTCGGTCGTGTGGTCGCCGTCGCACTGACAGATCCCCGACACGGGGTCGGCGTGCTTGCACGTCTGCTGCATCGGCGGGATCGGCCCGCTGGTCGGCGCCGCGGTCGCGACGAACGTGCGCCCCACTGGCTTACCCGGAGCGTCCGGGATACGTGCGGCAAACGGTCGGCTCATGGCTTCACGATCCCATTCTGGCGAACGAACGCCTCGGTGTCCTTCGCGCGCTCGCGCGGGTCTTTCGACTCGACGGGGCGGGAGAATCGCACCCCCTCGACGGGCTTCTGGCCGCGGTAGCGGTTCTTCCGCTTCTCGCGCGGGATCACCGGCTCGTACTCCTGCTTCGGGCGCGCGGTGTCCTGCGTGGCGCGCAGCACCTCCTTGAACTCGCGCCGCGAGTGGATCACACGGTCGAACGAGGCGGAGTACTGAGTGCCGGGGCAGACGTTGAGCTGGAGCACGCCGAGGCTGTCGCGCTTGGAGTACTGCGCGCGACGCGGGCACGAGGCGCACCGAGTCGTCTCCGTGCGCGGCTCGCCCGGCGTGAAGAAAACGTCTGTGACGTGCCCTGCGCTACACCGATAGCCGAAGGTCGGAATGGATCACTCGGATGGGAGCCGGTGATGGTTCGCAACCGCCGCCCGCACCGCGTCGTGGTAGGCGGCTTTCACTTCGAGTCCGCTCGTGAACTCCTCCACGCACGTCATGTGGAGGAATCCGGTGGGGCCGGCGCTGTGCTCGACCTTTGCAGCGGTCAGCACGCTCACCTTCTTGCCGCAGTGGAGACAGGAGACGTAGCCCGAGTGCTCGAGCGGCGAGAACCGCTCGTCGGGGAACACCCGGCCGAGGTCGATGATCTCCGTCACACGCCGTCCTCCAGGCCGATCCGCCGATCGCGCCCGCGCTCATACTGTATCCGTTCGTCGATTTCTTCAAGGTCGCGTGCGGTGGCGCTCGTTCGATCCATCACCAGCCGCAGCGGGCCGTCGTCGTCGATGCCCATGCTGCGCGCCACGTACTGCTCGCGCCGCAGCGATTGCAGCTCGTCGTACTCCTCCTCGGACAGCGGCGCGATCGCGGCGTCCGGGTCGTCCATGTGGGCCACGAGGTCGAGCCCTACACACACCAGCAAGTCCTTCGTCTTGCCGTCGTAGTTCTTGACGACGCGCTGGCCGCCGACCGACTCGAAGTACACGCTCGCCAGTTCGGCCACGACCTCGGGTGAGCGGACCGGCACAAGCTTGTCGTCGAAGTAGCGCCGCACCAGCGCCCAGAGCAGCCCCTTCGTCGCGACGTTCGTGTTGAACCCCGGAGCGTCGCTGACCTTCCGCTTCACCGAGCCGATCGACGTCCGGCGCATGTAGAAGTCGTCGTAGATCTTCTCGAACTCCAGCCCGAACGGCAGGCCGTGGTTGTTCGCCTCCCAGATCGTGTGGGCCTTGTTGAAGTACGTCGCCAGCGCCCGCGCCGCGTGGGCCAGCCGGTCCGGGCGGCGGCGGCCGTGCCACACCGCGGCGATCTCGAGCGTCATCCGGTCCATCACCACGATCGGCGACGGGTCCGATCCGGGGTCGCCCTCGGACGGGTCGACTCCGGCGATATACAGGTGGCGCTTCACCGGCGGCCGGTAGATCCGCAGCGGCCCGCCGGCGAACGGCTCCGTCAGGTACGGCTCCTGATTCTCCTCGCTCCATCCGATGTCCCGCGCCGGCGGCAGGTCGGACACCTCGATCGGACACTCGGCGGTGCCCGGAGGGACGTGCTGGTTGTGCCACTGGAGCGCGTCCGCCGTGAACACCGGGCTGCCGGTGACCAAGAACGCCTCGGTGTCGGTCGACGGGTTCTCCTGACGGAACCGCTGCACGTCGCCCTTGCACTTATTCCTGATCGCCCACCGCCGCCACGCGAGCTGGTCGAGCGACAGGCGGAAGCGCCCCATCAGGTCGCGCTCCTCGTCGTCCAGATCGCGCTCGGCGAACGCCGCGGGGCGGACGTAGCTCGGCTCGTCGAACCACGGGGAAAACACGGGCACAAAGTCGTTGGCGCCGGACTTCGCCCCTACCCACAGGTCGTGAAAGGCGTTCATCCCGAACGCGGTCGACTCGATGACCACGAGCGAGTCCATCTGGTCGGGGACGGCGTTCATCACGCCGTCGAGCACGCCCTCGGGGTCGGCGTAGCGGGCGTACTCACTGAGGTGCGCGTAGTGGATCGTCATGCCGCGCCCGCCGCGCTCGGCGGCGACGACGACCTGCATCGACGATCCGTTGTGGTCGAACACGATGCTGTTCTTCGTGAAGTAGCTGGCGGCGGGGCGCGCGCTCTCCGGCAGGTTGTCGTAGTAGTAGCGCGCGATCTTGAAGATCGACTCGGCCGACTCCTTCGTGTGCGCCATCAGCGACGCGGTGCGGTCGCGGCGAAGGTGTGTCAGGTGGAACTGCCGGCCGATCCCGTCGGTCGTGAAGCCGAGCTGGCGCGCCTTGAGGATGATGACGCGCGGCGGCATGTCGCGCCGCAGACACGACTCGATCGCCGCCTGGAACTTCCGCTGGCCGACGTTGAGAACGAGCGGAGCCTTCCCCTGTCGCCGCGCGCGGATCTTGAGGCACGCCGCGGCGTACTCGGGGTAGCGGTCCATCGTGTCGAGGTCGGCGAGCGCGACGCGCGCCATCGGCTACCTCTTGTTCGACGGCCGCGTGACGCGGCGCTTGGTCGCCGCCGGCGGCGCGACGCTCGCCGTCGGCACCTCGATCTTGTCGCCAAGCTCGATGCCGACGAGCCCGAGCCAGAAGCGCATCCACCCGGCCTGATCCGGGTGCTTCGGGTTCATCGCGTTGGTGCGCGCCGCCTCGAACATGGCCGCGACGTACTTCAACTCCGCGCGGATGATCGGCCTCACGGCGTACATCACTTCCAGTCCGGGCACGCCTGGTTTGGCTAGATCGCCTCGCCGATCCCCGGCGGCAGACCCTCCTGCGGGTCGATCTCCGAGTAGCTGCGTCGCACTCCCGCCATCGCGTTCTGACCGATCTGCGTACCGCCCGGAGTCGACAGCGCCATCTCGCCCGTGATGACCTTCGCGAGGTTCACGAGCGACTGATCCAGCCTCGCCTGCCCCTCGCCGATCCGATCCGCCTGGTCCTCCATCGCCTTCATGCGCTTCTCGATCTCCTCGATCGAGCGCATCTCCGCGATCCGCTTCTTGAGGGCGCGGTTCGTCTCCTCCAGCGACTTCATCCGGGAGTTCGACGTAGCCGTGGCCAGGAGCCACGAACCCACGCCGCAGATCATCACCATCACGGACCCGCACAGGGCTGCGATCAGCGGGTTCATCGCTCACTCTCAGATGTCCGTTGAGGATTTCGTCTGCGATTCCCACCGACCCTCCGGCTAACCACGGTTCGAGCCCTCGCGTAGCTTCGCTGCGCGTTCGGCGGCTCGACGAGCCAGCGCCGCCGCGCGGATTTCAGCATTGCCCGTACCGGCCACGATGATGACGGTTGCCGGCGGCGCCTGTTCCGCGAGGGCTTCATCGCCGAACTCCTCGGGCCTCGGCATCTCGCGCGCCACCTCCTCCATCTTCGCGACGTGCTCGCGGCATCGCTTCGCCTCCAGCGGATCGAGCGCACAGATCGGACACCCGATGACGCCCGCGATCTTCCGGTTCGTCATATGCAGCGGGCAGTCGAAGTAGTTGGGGTCGTTCCGCTCGGACCAGCACGCGAGGCAGACGCCGGGACTCTTGGGCGGCTTGTGGACCTCGCACTGCACCGGCTCTCCGCGCTGCTCCATGAACATGCAGAGCGGGCACATCGCGTTCGCGCCTCCTTCGACCGCGCGCCACTGCCGCCAGCCGCCGAAGAAACTGAGCGCCTGCGGCTCACCCGTCTCCGGGTCCACCGCCTCCTGCACGAGATGCGCGACACGGCAGCACTGGAGCATCCCGAGCGGCAGCGACTCGAGCCTGTCGCCGGCGAGCGCCGGGTAGTCTACGGTGATGCCGTCGACGAACGCGCCGCCACTACTCACGCGGGCTCTCGTTCGGCGCGGGAGCACGATCTGCGATGGGCAATGTCACTCGCGCGGGCTCCACCGTGCGACTTCGCCCGGCGCGCCGCGCTCGACGCAGACGCGCTCGAAGCTCATGCCGTGGCGTTCGCGGCCGAACACGTGCAGGTCGACGGCTTGCGGCTCGCCCTTGATGAGCGGGTACGCCTTGATGACCATCGCCGGGTACACATCTCCACCGTCGAGCACGTACAGCACCGTGTCGCCGAGCTTTGCCGGAGCGACGGCTGCGGGCGGCGGCGATGCCGCCGGCTCTCCCGCGTGTCCCTGCGCCGCGACGATCGCTCCCGCCGCGGCGGTGTTCGGTTCCTTTGCCATCAGCGAATCCTCCTACGAGTGCCCGACGATCGAGATGTCGGCGGTGACGAGCGCCGCTGCGGCGGATCCGGTGACGGTGGCGCCGAGCTTGAGATAGAGCCCCGCGAGCCCGGCCGCGCTCACATCGCTCGTCGCGCTGCTGGCGCCCGTGAAGCCCGTGATCGTGAGCCCGGTGTCGACGTACGTGCCGCCCGACGTCGCGCACTTGTAGAGCTTGAACGTGGTGACGGGCGTGCCCGCGGTGATGGTCTGCGACGCCGCGACGCGCAGCGTGCCACCGACGACCGCAGGCGCCTGATACGCGGAGCTACGAACCTCGCCGCCCGCCGTGCTGACGGCCGTGGCGCTCATCGCACGGTTGTTGACTGCGGTGAACGTAGTGACCGGAGGGTCCGTGATCGAGATGGTGACGGTGTAGAGGTCGTAGTTGCCGTCCGACCCGTTCGTCACACGGAACGTCACGAGCTTCGACTGAGCCGTGGTCGGCGTTCCAGTGATGAGCCCGCCCGACGCGATCGAAAGCCCGGACGGCAGAGGATCAACCGAATCGTCGTCGACCCTCCAAACGAGCGGTCCGACAGCGCCGCCTGTGAGGCGCGATCCCTGACAGTTCAACTGCTCCGAGTACGCGATCCCGATGAAGCCGCCCTTGATGTCGACCGGCGCAAACTCGAGCGTCAGTTCGACAACGTTCAGCGTCCACGTCACGGTGCCGGTGTTTCCATCCTTATCCGTTACCCGCAGCGTGAACGTCGAGGCTCCGAGCGTGGTGGGCGCGCCGTCGAGCGACCACAGAGACGACGAGCCGTCTTGGACGAGCGAGATTCCGTCGGGCAGCGACCCGTCGATAAGCTCCCACGCGTACGGCCCATTGTCGCCGTCGTCTGCGGTTCCGAGCTGTAGGTTGTAGGCGGAGCCTCTGTAGGCGTTCGCGAGATTCGGCGTCGTGCCGACGACAGTGATATTCGGATCGAACGGAGCATCCGCCACCGCCGCCACATCGCTACCCGCGGCGCGCACGTACTTCGAGCCCGAGAGCGCGTACGCCTGCCCGCTCTGCGTGTGCACGAACGTCGTCGGAGCACCCACCGCCGCCACGGGCCACGTCTTGCCGTCGAGCGCTCCGCCGACGATGGGGACATTCTGTCCAGCAGTGAACGTGGTCACGAGAAGTTCCCCGAGGCGGTGTGGTACGTGTACGTCGTGGACGTTAGCGCGCCCTTGGACAACAGCCACAACTGATCGCCGGTCCCTCGTCCAGACGGAACGGTCATCTGTGCGGCCTGTGCGGGGTTCGTGGCGATGACGGTGGCATTGTCCGCCGGTGCCGGCGCCGCAGGATCGAGCGACGGTGGATAGACGAGCCCGTCCAGCGGCCCGCCCACGAACTTGATGATCGCCATGCGCTACTCCTTCGGGAGCTTCACTGGATCGGGTGACCGACGCCGTTGATCTGGTCGTACAGTCGCGAGATGGCGCCGGCGAGCATGTCGAGCTTCTGGTGAACCCCGCCGAGCGCCATGATGGTGTTGCAGCCGGTGCAGTAGAACGGGATCGCACCGTTCTCGAGCGGAGCCTGCTGGAACAGCGGGCCGTTGTTCGGTGGGACGCGCTGGCAGAGCGTGCATTTCTTCTCGCCGATCACGGGGATGTCGCTCATGCGTCCTCTCGCTCGTAGTGCCGGGCGGGCTTCATGTCGACCCTCGACTTGTTTCGGTCCCGCGAGGACCAAGGGTGCTCTGGTGAACTGCGATTGCCCGCCCGGACGGCCATGCTACTACTGGACCGGCATCGCTGCCAGAAAACACGCGGCGGCGCCGCACAGCGCGGAGAGCGTCGTCAGGAACACGATCACGAACACGACGCGCGCCCTCACGCGATCACCTTACGCGCCTCGGAGTACGCCGCCTGCCACGACTCGCAGCGTGCGATCTCGACGACGGATTTCTCGCGGCGGTCGCGCAGATAGACGCGGCACGAATCGCCGACGCGGGCGGC